CATTGTCATCTGAAACAGAAAATTCAAAATTTACAGCATTTGATGATCCAAAAATTCTATGACCAATCAAATAAAAATGTTTATAGGTTGAACTATCAACAACAGAACTATTAAAAATAACTGCCGAAGTTCCACTACTAGCATCAACAGTACTTAGTTTAACAAAATCAGCTTGATCACCTGCACCACTAACTGTACCTGTAAAAGCATAGTTATCAGTTAAATCAAATCCTGCACTTTGTATCTTGTTAAATGGCATTATACTACTTCCTTTATTGCTTTTATTTCATCATCAGTCAAACCTAATTCTTTAAGTTTGGTTATAGCTGAAGTTTTATCAGTTTGTTTTTTTGTTTGAGCATCATCATAATCACTTTGTAATTGTGCTAATCCGTCAGTGCATTGTTTTTTTGTAGGTTTTGTTTTTGAACTATCGTGAATAACTAAATTTTCATAAGTTTTATTAGCATCATCACCATTAAGATTTTTAAAACCAAACCATTGACCATTATGTAAAGACACTAAATAATCTTCTAAAGTTTTAGGTCGCATTATGTATCTCCTAATCTTATAAATGTTGCTCCAGTTAATTGAGCCGAACTTGCACCACCTACTGAATAATTTGTTGTTGATCCGTCAACATAAAAACCAACCTTATAATTTGTTGTATTTTGACAATCAAAAGTAGCTTGATTTATAACTGTTCCATAAACAGTTCCAGTTCCATAATAACCAATCCAACTAATATAATTTTGTGCTAATAAACTATATGAACTATTATCTGATGTACCTTTAATTTGTAATCCTAAATATTGCGTGTCAGCAGTTATTTTAAAATAACCAATCCAAGTCAAATGATAAATACCTGTAGAGGGAAAAGAAAATACACCACTACTTTGACTCATGCCTGTTCCTACTTTATCAAATAAAGTATCGTTTCTTTCCCAATTTGCACTAACTAATGTAGAAGAATTAACACCAGAAAAATCACTTGATATTCTCCATTGATCTGCCTCAGTTATACCAGATGCTATCGTAGAAAAAGATAATGTACCACTACCATTTGTTGTTAATGCTTGACCATTACTGCCGTCTGAAACATTTAATTGAGTAATACCAACTGAATTTGCTGAAGGTTGTTGTGTAGATTTAACAATATTTAAATAGTGAACCTCAACGACATCTGAACTGACAAGAGTACCACCAAGAGTTAATGTTTTGTTGCCAGATCCACCTACAGAATAGTTTGTACTATCCTGTTTCACAAAATTAACAAATACAATGATGTCGTTTTCTGAGGCAATATCGTGAGTTAATGTGACTGTTGAGCCAGTCGTAGATGTAAATCTATCTAGAAGTCCTGTCGTAAACCCTGAATCTGGTGTGACTCCAATATATGCCATAATTCTATGTTATCTCTAATATACTTAATGTTGCATCTATCTTTGCAGAAACTGAGCAGTCAATTTTTAAAATGTCTGTAGTTTGAACAACCACTTTTCCACCAGTCAATAATTCAAGAGAACTACCAGCTGGTATGCTAACATCTTTAGCAACGAAAACTGTTTCATTCGTTTCAGTATCGCTTGTATCAGAAACTAATTGAACACTAGCAGTCACAGATGTTGTATGAATGTTGCAAAGAACTAAACCAATTACTACTGTTGTTGTACTTGAAGGCACAGTGTACAAAGTAAGTGGGGTTCCTGAACTTGCAGGCATAGCACCATTTGTTTTTACTTTGAAAGTATTAGCCATGTTTTACTCCTATCCTAGTGCAATCGCTAATGGTAAAGCGTTTGGATCAGTTTCAGAAATAGTCCCTGTCACTGACATGTTGCTACTTATAGCATTGCTTGAAATATTAATTTGGAACAATTCTACATTATCAGAGCCGTCATTTATCTTAACTTTTAGTACGCCACTTGTTCCATTATCAACCCAAATTGTTCCAGCTGCTACACTTCCCGGTGCTGAACTTCCTACATGTGATGTATTAATTGCAGAAAGTATATTGTTCAGCTCTGTCCTAAAGGAACTGAATCCTTGGTTACTTAATGATACGTCTGATACTTGTGCCATGTATTAATCTATATCCTTTTTCATTTAACTTTGCAACCCAAAACCCTTTGCTATGTAATCAAAGGTTCTTTCAACTGCGCTACCCCCTGATGAGACGAACGAAATAGTGAAGCCGTTAACAGTCTTAGAAGAAATTGTGAATACGTCTCCTGTAGCCATATTTTGCGCAGCTATACCTATTGAGGGTACAGCAAAAAACGGATTAGTGAAAGTAATAGTTTTTGTTCCTGATGAAGTTGTTAAATCGCTTTCAGCAAAAGTTCTTTCTTCCATATTTAGTTTTATTGCTATTGTTTTTACATTACTAGAAGTTTGATCATCATCATTAGTTAGTTTTAATCTAAACTTAGCGAACTTAAATTTAAAAGTTGCCGATTGAGTCACATCTACAAATGATGTGCAATCTGCTAATGCAGTTGTTGATGTAGCTATTTGCACTCTATGGAATGCGTGTATTTGCTCGGTCCCATCAAAAGGCGCACCAGCCGAATCAAATAATAATGCACCTCTACCACTATCAAATAAATCGTATGGATTTTCAGCGTCTAAAGTTATCGTTGGTTCAATGTTTCCGTCATAAATTCCTGTTAATGATAAACTATTAGTAAAGTTGTAAAAACCTTTAGCATCTCTATTAGAGTTATTAAAGTTTGGATTTGATGTTGTATCTGTGCCACCTAACTCAAAGTCGCCCTCAACACTATCAAAGTTTCCAACTGTGTCGTCAAAGTTTGTGACTGTATCTAATGTTAAAACAGTATCGCCTGAGGCGTCTATTTTGACTGCTAAAGGAAAAGTAGCGTCCATACTATCGGCAGCCGTAAATATATTCGGTGTTTCTGTGAATGAAGATATAGTTTGATACGCTTGAATTCCTGAAATATTTGTAGAAACTATTGTTGCTTCAGCAGATGTATTTCCGTTTTTATCGACGGCTTTGATTAAATATGACCCTGTTCTTGCTGGTACGATTGTTGAATCACACTTTCTTCTAGGACATCGAACAAGATTTGTTGAGTTTAACCAATTAGCGCCTGATAAAGTGTCTTGAAATCTTATCTCGTAAAATGAAATATCTAAATCTGTTGTTTGACTTGGTGGCGTCCATGTTAGCTTCATATGGTCTTGGCCGTGCATCTCTATAGCGAAGTCTTGCACATTAGACGGAACGTCCACGCCTCCCACTATCTTTCTTGTGGCAGAAACAAATGTTGATTTAACGCCTATCGTATTAACTGCACGAACTCTTACTTGATAAGTAGCCTCATCAATCACGTTTAGATGTTGGTAATTTAAAATTTTACCTACTGCTATCTCTCTAAAGTCATCGGTCACAGCGTTTCCGTCTTGGTCTAAAGTTTGTTTTATTTGAACTTCATAGTTTTCAACAAAATTATCAGTAGAAGCACCAACAATTATTGTTAGTCTTGTGATTACTATTCCGTCTGCATATTCAATCAGTTCATCATCAAGAGTCACACTTGCTGGTGGTAATATACTAAAGGGGTTTGGAAGAGTGGTGTCTGGTATCGTTGCCACCTCTTGTTGTGTACCAAAGGTGTAGTAGCTGTCTTGATGCTCAGATAGTTGAAGTCCGATAGTTTCGTCAGCGTTCAATGACATACCTTGCACTCTAAAAGGTTTAGCAGAAAAACTAGGTGTAGCATGTGTTATATTAACTATATCGCCAATACTTAGCTCTAATGCTGTTGCATCAGCTTTCAAAGTCACATCTAAACTTGATCTTGATCTACGCAATATTATTTCAGCCATTTCTTGAGCCTGATAAGGACTGTTAAGCATAGGGAAATCGAACCTACCCTCTAATAATATACCTCCGTCAGCTGTTTTCATTGTTGCGTGTTGGTCTGCACTTGCTAATCCTGTCTCATCGACAGGAGGAAACTGTGCTGTATCTGATTGAAAATTTTTGGACGGATTTACAAAGTTGACAATCACTCTATTATATCTTGAATTTTTATTTTTACTTGAAACTGTGATACCACCTAAAATATTATCCTCCGTTAATGTGATAGACGCAGAGCCTGAACTCTCTACAAGTATTTTATATATACCTCCACTAAAATTTAAAAAAGCACGACAACCTTTAACAAAGTCTCTAACTATCTCGATAGATTTTTTTGAAGTATCAACAACTGTATGACTATCTAGTAAATCAATCTGACTAGCACCACTGAATGGAGTAATGTTAGTATCGCAAACATCTCCAGCAGTTTGCCAATCTGCAAAATTAGAGTCAAAATAACTATCAGCAATACCCATACCAAATCTATCATTTCTTAAATAGTCTAGTAATTGATAGACAGGATTATCTGAATACTCCCATGTCGAAGATGTGTCTTTTCTGTGTGAACCACTTCCTCCTGTGACTGTGCTATCTAAATTAGGATTATAAACTTTACGGCCTTTTACAACTGCATTAACTACCGGTAATGAACCAAACTTATCTGCGTTCCACGTGAAACGTATTGCTAAATATGCATGACCACTTAATTTATGATTACTAGTCCATGATGATAATGTGCTTAACAAACTTGAAGCAGATTGTGAGTCAGTTCCAAAGTGTGGTTCTACTGTAATCAAACTAGCTGAATTTTCTGTATCAAAAAAATTACTATCTGAACTTGCTACTGTAATTTGTGTATTGTCTGCAATATCGCCACTAAAGGTCACTAAATTGTCGTTTATAAAAATTTGTGTAATATCATCAATTTCACCCTCGCTAAGAACTATAGCCATAAATAAAAATTGGTTATCTGTTCCTGAAGTCTCAAGAAAGACAACATTACCACCAACTTTCCTAGTTCCGTAAACTACAGGAACGTGAGCATTAGCACTAAATTTATTTAGCAATACACCTTTAGCATTAAGGTCTTGTTGCATATCGCCAAAGTCTGGGATATCAGGTTGCGGATATAACCAGCCTACGAAGTCCTCTACAATATCAACAACGGCATCAACGACATCTTCAACAAAATCAATAATTTCTTCAATAGGATTAAAGCCACCCATTTATATTAGCCTCCAATTACCACCCATATTCTCAAAACCTAATTTTTGAAATACAGGATCAACTCCTAAGCCTGAAGTTATAGATAAAACTATATGCATATCTCCACTAAGTTTTTTTACAGAATCAATCATTTGTTTTACTATTTTAAAATTTCTATATTCTTGTTTTATATAAATCATTTGTATCATCATTATTTGTGTTTTACTAAAAAAGTATTCTGATTTGTTAAACATACAACAACCGACTAATTCATTAATATCTAAATCTTTTAACAATATTATTTTACCTCTTTGCAATATTGTATTGATAAAATTTAGACCTTTACCTCTATCGACCTCTGGATAATCTAAATCAATTAAATCTGTATTTTTATAATGTACTAATAAATTGTAAATATCTACAACATCGCTCTTATCAGCATAAAGCTGATGAATGCTTGTCATGTTCTACCCCATTTGATGTCACGAACAGTCAAAGCTGCGAATTCCATACCTTTATCTGTACTAAAAAATCTTTTCTGTGAATTATCAGTAGTTGTTCTTCCAGCAGTTTTACTAAAATTACCCCAATGTGAAGTGACACTAATGATTAGATTTGCTGTGTTAGTATTGTCAGATATTTTGTATTCGTCTATCGTTCCATAAAATATTAAAAAAGGATCAGAAATAACAGCATTATTACTATCTAAATAACCTTTATAAAGGCTAACATTTTTATTAATTATATTTTCGTTTAATGCAACTGATATGTAAGTTTGATCTACTCCTGATAAACTGAATGATAGTGTGTTTTTTGTTGGTCTATTAGTTTCGTTTGCGCCTGTAATACTTCTTAAATGTCCGTTTGCTAAATATGTTTGTGAACTCCCAGAAACACTAGATGTTATATCAAATGGTGCTGTAGTAAGATAAATTCTTGATGAAAATTCAATATCAACTAAATAAACAGGGTCTATATTCCCTGTGGCTAATTCTGTTTTAACTGCACTTGTTAATCCTCTTGGCATTATAAACTCTCAATAACATCAAACTCGTATCTAAATATAGGATTGCCGTCTTTATCACTGTCACTAGTTGTAAATTCTTGTACATCGCTAGTTAAATGTACTGTAAATGGTACAGCGTCATAAGTGACAGCACTATTGTTAGTTAATGCCTCTCTTAAAGGTGGTTCGATAGTGACTGTAGCTGCGTTGCTTGATGAAGTCACATCATTTATTACCATGTAAACTTTGCTATGTGCGAACTTAATGAAGTCACCACCACGTAATCTTTGAGTGCCGTCTGAAGCAAATCCGTCTATTGCTATCGTTGTATCAGCTGAAGAATGTGCGCCATTGACCAATAAAGTGCCTGTTTCACTACCAAGAGCATTCATATTACTTGGCAAGGTTATGGTGAAATTTTCTTTTCTTGATCTTTGCTTCATAATAAAAGCCATTATTGGCGCAAAATCTTCTCTTTTCATTGGAGGAAATGAAACTGTAAAACTAAATCTTTGTCCTTGAACTTGTCTTCTAAAAGTTTTTCCACTATCTGTTTCTGATATTAAAGTCTTTTGATTATTCTTGATATTGACTGCGTTAAAATTTGTACTAGGAAATGCACCACTCATATGATTGCCATTCTACCTTTTTCGTTTACTGCATTGTTTATCATATTGACGATAGTTCCTCGACTGTTTACTAACAACTCATTAAATCCTCTTGCGTCAACAGTATTGATATTGAAGTTTACTGTCACAGATTTTTCCATACCAAGTTGATTGTTTGGTACAACTGTCCCTGCACTATCAGGTACGAATAACTCAGGCCCTTTTTCCCCAACTATGCTGGGCTGTCCTACAGGAGGCCTACCACCTTTTTCAAATCCTCTAATTTTATTTACCATATTCATACCGAAAGCGATAGCACCACCAACAGCAGCTATGTTAAATGGAAAAGGTATTTTAGCGAAAGTTTTTAACGCACCCTCATAAACACTTATCAAAGCACTTTTGATTGCTTGCATTTTAAACATTTCAGTAGCTTTCGTGACTGCAGATTGTACAGCTGCGCCTATCAAAGCATTTATTATTTGTTTGATTATAGTTCTTGCTAAATCTTCGAACTGTAATTTTCCTGTCATTACAAAATTTGTTAATGTGTCAGTAAGTTCTTTAAAAGATTGTTTTCCAATATTAGTGAAGTTTTTTTGTATATTACCAGCTTCTTCCATAGCATCGCCAAATCCAGTTTTAAAACCTTGATATGCTTTTTCTAATTTACTTAATTCTTCACTTGCTTTTTTCGCACCATCTTCTAATGGCTCAACAGGGTTTTCAGATAATCTATTCGTCATTATCATGTCTATGTCTCTGATAATTTCCTCAACCATTTCTCTAAATTTACCTGAAGTTTGTTCCATGTCGTTAACATCTAAAAATTTAATTAAATCTATAGCATTGCCTTCAAAAGACTCTTTTATATCTTCTATGCCATCAACCATATCAGGTTTTACTTTTTGTATTGCATCACCAAAAGCCTCAATCTGTCTTGCTGTTTCATCAAATCCTAATTTTTTTACAGCACTAGCTATTTTATCTGTGCTTTTGATAACAAAATCTAAAAGCGTACTAAATATTTCTTGTATTTTATTATAAACGCCAGTGATAAGAACAACGACTAATTTGCCTTTTGTTCCCAGTGCTAAAAAACCTATAATACCAGCTACCTTCAAAAAATCAGGCAAAGCGTTTATAGATCTAAAAAGCGTATTTATACCACCAAATAAAAAATTGAATGCTGGTGTGACAGCATCAACAACACTAGCTGCACCAAGTGCAATAACTTTTATACCCTCGACAACTCTATCACCCATATGCCTAGCAGCGTCCTCTATGCTACCGAAATTTTTTGCAACTGTTTCTTCTAACAAAATCGCAGCAGCTTTGAAAAAATCAAAAGGCCCAGCATCCATTAACTCTATTTTGAATTGTAAAAATTTATCGCTAATCATTGACATAACACCATCAAAAGTTTCAGCCATTTCTAAACTCGCACCCTGAACAGCTAAAGTACCATTTCTAAAATTAGTGATTATGTGTTCTCTAGATTTTTCTGCACTGATTGCCACTCCAGCCTCAAAACCTAACATTTCTCTGACACCTCTTTCTCTAAAAAGATCAGCAGAGTTTATACCAGCAGAAAAAACTCTTTGTATTTGTTCAGAAGTTGTTTGAAAATCTAGACCTGTAGCAGCAGCAATGTCGCCTGTAATTTGTAGAAGTTCATTCATTTCTTCTGCGTTTTTAGAAACAACAGCAAGATTAGCAGCACCTCTTTGTATTTCTTCTAAACTGAAAGGAACTTGACCAGCAAACTTAATTAAACTTTTGAACGCCTTTTCTCCCTCTGCAACTTCATCAAACAAAAACTTAAATCTTATTTTTAGTCTTTCGATTTCTCTAGCTGTATCTAAAAAACCTTTAGCTACAAACCCAGCACCCAAACCAGCAAACGCAACTTTAAGATTGAATACAGAATTTTTTAGATTATTAACACCAGCTGTAGCAGTACGCATTGCCATTCTAGTTTTATCTTTAGCGATAATATCTATATTAACTTTTTTAGTTGCCATTATCTCTTTGCCTTTGCTAGACGTTCTTGTCTTTCACGTTCCTCTTGTTGAAGATTAAAATACGCTATCCACATATTAAACTCATATACGGACATTTGCAAGATTTCTGGAACTGTCTTATGCAGTTTTTCGCCTAGTGCTAATATATTATGTAGTTCTGGGGAATTTTTTAGTTTTTTTTAGCGTCTTGGAAATCAGTATTTCCTGTACCCATTATCTTTGATGCAACATCTGCAATAACATTGGTATCTGCTTTTGTTTTAAATGCTAAAACGTGAGTAGCATTGAACATTTTATTTCCGTCTTTATCTAATGCTTTCTCTATAATGACATCAATTAACACGACAAGATCGGTATTAGTTGCACCCTTAAATATTTTTGCCTTTTCAAGCATATTGAAAGGTTTGCAATAAATAGCTTTGTCGCCTACCAATCCCCATTCAGGGACCTCTATAGTTTGTGTTTCTAAAGTACTAAAATGGTCTTTGATACCCTCAAAGTAATCAATCTTATTATCGGACATAAATTAAATTATACTGTGCCGATTGTAAGACCACCTGTACCTTGCAAAGAAACTGTTCTTGTTGTCACTCCGTCTAAGGTCACTCCAACAGACATTCCAGTCACAATACCTGTACCTGAAAATTTTCTGTCTCCTGAATCTGCACCCTCAGGCATAAATTCAAAACTTGCACTAGCACCTTGTACTAATGTTGTTTGACCAGAATCAGTCTCATCAAAATTCATATCTATAGTGGCAGTGAAAGTTCCTCTACCTACTAAGTATGATTTCATTGAGCTTCCTAACGCAGTATCCTCAACAACGTCGTGGGTTGTATCTACTGTGAAACCAGTCGCATTACCTATAGCCGTTCCACCTACGTGTACAACTCCCTCTTTACCATGATGTGTTGCCATTGTTTACTCCTTCTTAGATTTGGTAATTTCTTTTATAATCTTTTCAGTTTCTTTTGCAACTGAAATTTTTTTATTATTCTCGATAACTTGATAACCTAACTTTGTGTAATGATCTACAAAATCTTTAGAAACAGAAATCATGCTATCGCCTTTTTTCATGTTAACGTCTTTTGCCATTATGCACTCCCTCTTGTGAATTCATACATTACACGCACAGTTATTCTTACACCCCCATAAGGATATATAGTACCCTCGTCTGACGCTGCTTCAATAATTTGTGTATCCAACGCATTTCCATTTCTAGTTATATCAGAATCAAGAGTTTCTTCAACAACTTCAATTATCTGATTTCTTACTGTATCTATATTAGCTGTAGTACCTTTTCCGAAAGCTATAATAATAAAATCTATTGTGCCTCTATAAGCACCTGATCCTGTATTGCCTATTGCTGCTGGTTCTCTAGTTTCTTCGCCTGATTGTATAAAAGCTGCTGGAAACTGTGAGTCAGCTAACTCTTCTACCTCAAAAGGCTCTCTTGTGAGTTTCTTGAACTCAATAGGACTTGTCACAGCGTCAAGTTTTGTGATTATATCACTAGCGATATTTTCTCTTTTGCTCATATTCTAAGTTGACTAAAATAAAATCTACTAAACTCTTGCCTTAACGTATCTTCCTCTTTGTTTCCAATAGAAAAAAATGGTCTTATAGTTTTTCGTTTACCTACGCCTAAAACATCATGACGAAATGCAATTTTTTCTCTTTCTTTGTTTGTAAATAGTAAAGTATTTTTAAATCCTTTTTGTCTAAAATCTAAACTACGAAACATCTTACCGGTATCCGTAAGGTCAACGAATGCTGTCTGACGGCCTTTATCCTCTCTTATCTGTTTTGATTTTTTTGTATATCCGATAAAACTTCCTCCGTCAGGTTTTTTTCCTGATTGAGTTCTTTTAGTAATCATCAAGATAGCCATATTCGATACTCTGTTAAGAGCAGTTTTTATAGCTTTAGTTTGTTTTCTTGAAATACCTTTTAGTAAATTTGTGACTTCTAAAGTATTAACTTTGGCTCTAAGTTCCATTACCTAACAAGTCTTAACATATGTAAAGGCTCTTTTTCACTATCAGATACTGTCCCACCACCATCTTCATCGTACTCAACCCCATCCCTAAGAATTGCTTGAAATTCTTCCTCGTATCTGTCTCTGTAAAAATCGATTTGAACTTGGAAAGTGTCTTTGCCCTCGCCTGTATCTGGGTCACGCCATTTAGTTAACTGAGGGTAAATATATTTCCATAATGCTAAATAAACTACTGATAACTCCCATTGTGCTGGAGTTAATTTGCTATTAGTCATTTCAACTGTAGTGACTTTTGTAATATCTTTATATCTTACTTGATGTCTATATCTTTCCCACCATTCTTCACGAACACGTCTTAGCACATCATTCTCTGCAAATTGTATTTGATCTACAAAAGTGGTTATACCAAATTCTAGAATGTCTGGTTGTATCTTCTGCAAATGTGTATTTTGCACACTAAAGACAGTAGAGGACATTATTTTTTAGTTTTCTTTTTTACAACTTTTTTAACAACTTTTTTAGCTTCCTTTACAGGTTCAGCTTTAGGAGTTTTGCCGTCATGAAGTTTCCAACCACGCATATTGAATCTTTCAAGATTGTTTTCGTAGTCGTGCTTATACCTCTCGATAACTTCTCCTTTGTCATTAATAAGTTTTACTTTTTCAATACTCATAATTTTTTATATCAAATAAGGGGTAGATATACCACCCCTTAATAAGTTTATTTTAGTTAGCTAACGTGTCAGCTGTTAGTTTAACTCCGTACGAATCGTGTAATTCTCCTACGCCAAATACTGCCGTGGCGACAATTTCGTCGGCACGGAGACTGGCGTCACGCTGTGTTTCAATTTTTAGGTCTTGCATCATCGCTAAACCTAGAGCGTCTTGTGAGAAAACTCCACCAATAGAGTCGTCTGATCCGTCAACTGAAATGTTTGAAGTTTCAAAGATTTGAATACCAGCAACATTTCCTACGAAACCACTTCTCATAGCTTCGTTTGATAGTTCTGTATCTCTACCAACAAATGTATTAGTCAAAGATTTTTTGACGTTAAAGATTTGTTTAGGGTGAAATACTCCGTAGTAAGGACCGGGAGCCTTATTGGTTTTTAATTCAGCAGCACACTCGAATAAATCTTGTACTGTTAATTCGTTACCAGCACCGGGACCCTTATCAGTTGAGAACCCTGAGAAAAGAGCAGCTAGATCACTATCGATCTTAGTTGCAATACCCTCACCAAATAATCTACCAATGTCTGCAGCAACATTTCTTGATGCTGAGTTTCTTGCTAGGTCTGTGAGAGTTGTCATGACGCCCACCTCTGATGCAGTGATAGTCACTGAACTAGGGTTGACGGCTGTGTTTGAAAGGTCTGTCGCTTCGTTTACAGCACCAGCTGATACTGTGGCATAAATAGGTACTTCTACAGATTTACCACCACCAGAGATTGTGTAATTTCGGACAAGGCCTCGCATAATTGATTGTTCACTTGCGACGAACAATGCTTCAGCTACGATTTCGGTATATAGTTCCGATATCGTACTACTTGTTGTTTCATTAGCCATTTTTTACTCCTTAATGGTTATTTGTTTAAAACAATCTTTGTTGGCTGAGAGTCTCGCTCTTTACGATACTTGCGATATGTCTCTCTATCCGTAGGATTATTCATATCTAAATCACTCAGATTAAAAGGTTTACTGAGTTCTGACCTATCCACATTCGACACTGAGCCACTACCACTAGATGTTGCAGTAACAAAGTGTGGGTTTTGTGTTAAAAACTCATTAACTAACTCGTCAGTTGTTAAAAGTTCCCCTTTACCGTTATATCGTGCAATACCATTTTTATCAAGTATTTCTACTTGTCCTGTTTCATTGAGTTTCAAATTATGTTTTAATAATTCAACAACTTGATCAGGATTGATTGCACGATTTTTAGAAGCTGATGAAAGAATAGCTTTGTTAATTTTTATATCTTTCAGTTCACTTTCTAAACTTGTGTACTTTTTGTTAAACTCTTCTGATTTTTCTTTTAAGATTTGTTCGAACTCGCCCTTTTGTATTTTGGTTTGTTCCTCTGCTTTCTTTTGACTCGCTACTGCTTCGATTGCAGTTTCTAAATCTTCTACATCTAATTTTTTATATATAGATGCTCTTTCTTTTGCCAATCTTTGTTTGACAATATTGTTAACGTCATCCTCTGTAAATGAGTTTACTTTAGGTTGCTCAGTAGTTTGCTCAACGACTTTTTCTTCAACCTTAGTTTCTGTAGTTTGTTCTACATTGTTTTCTTCAGCCATTTAATACTCCCTGTTATATATTCCATTCAGGACTTGTTGGTATCCATGTATGCCGACATCTGTACCCACCTCTAACGATGAATGGGTCTCCTGTAGATTTACCAGCCCATGATCTACTGTTCCAAGTATCCCGAATTTCAGTTTCGGTTAATGTTTTGTTTACCATATTTCTGCAAAAAGGTCTAGAGTCACGGACTAATGTACCTGTATACCGGTAATGTGTTAGACCACTGTCTTTTGCTTTCTTTACTGTAAACTGTCCGTGAAACTGCATTACTGAATCATGTGCTATCTGACCAGCAAATTTACGCATATTATTCCCTGATCTATCAGCTGCGTACTGTGTGTGTAATTTTCTTATAGCCTCTTCAACTTGTGTTTTCATTTTAGGATTAAATTTGTTTTCATTAACGAAATCAACTAATTGATTGATCTCGGCTATATTTGAACTTTGATATACTCCATTGATGTGGCCTCTGATATTAGAAACCATATCTTCAAACGGCCTACCAGCAATGATACTTTGATACACTTCATCATTAATAACTTTAATAAATCTTTCTGCAACATCTTCAAATCCAGCGAATGATTGATATTTTAAGGCGTTAATTGTTTGTAAATCTATTTCTGTCAAATTTTTAAACCTTGCTGGTATAGGAAACTCTCCGAATGTTTTTAATACTTCATTTGCAATCTTATTGTAATCTTCATTAATCAACAAATCAGCTTCATCTAAAAAATTATTTTCTATTGCTGCTCTTAATTTAGGCTGTAATTGTATCGCTAATCTAGTATCAACATCTAATGTGCCACCAGTCGCTTTTGTGACTTCTTTGATTACATCTTCTTCAAGACGATAAAGTGTATTGATTAATCTTTCTTCATGCTGATCTGCAAGTTTATCTAATATAACACTCATTTGATAGAATTACGCCAAGAATACAAACTCCAAAAAGCTGGACTTAAATTTTTTTGGCCACGAACTTTTTTTAGTACTCCACCCATTCTTGCTACGAAACTTCTTCTTCTTGCTGGTATATTAGATTTTATTGACATTTTAGGGTCACCGAAACGAACCTTTTTTACATTTTGTGTTTTTTTATCTCGAACGTAAACAGCAAACTTTCTTGACTGTCCCGGAGTTCTAAAAGGTTTACCAAGTTTAACTGTTTTTCCTTGATACTTTGCCACTATTTTTTTCTTTTTCTTCTAAGGTCTGTGTCATGTTTTCTTGATCCTCTTAAAAAAGAATTGACACGTCCCATAGACCAAGCAGCCATTGGCACTCTTCTTGAACCAGCACTCAAAAACGCACCCTGTCCTCTGCGATAAACTTTAGCTAAAGTTCCATATGTATATCTTTTAGACGCTTTAGCTTTTCTTCTAAGTGTCGCTTGAACTGATGCTGATAAAGGTTTTCTTCTAACTGCCATTATGCTTTTGTCCTTGCTCTTAACAAACTTATTGGAATAACTCCACCTGATTTATAAATCGATGCAACTCTTTTGATAAGGTTTGCTCTTCTCGTTCTTCTACTACCTTTTAGGCCTGTCAAATATCTTTTAGGTAAACCTGAATCTTTGTCTTTAGGTACTTTTCTAACTCGCTTCTTCTTCTTGCGCATCTGGAGTTTGTCCCTCTATTTCATTTGTTTGGAATTGGCCTCTCACTGTTCTTGAGTTGTCTATTTCATCATTGATAGTTTTTATCATTTCATTATCATCAATTACAGCTTCAGCAATCTGCTTATCTAATTGTTTGTTAAATGTTTCTGATTTAATATTACTAGACTTAGCCATTTGTAAAAATTGTAAATCATTCGCCCAATCTCTGATATCGAAAGTGTCAGGATAATCTACAGAGCCGTCCCATTCTTTCTCTTGCCACTTAGCAAACAAAGACCATATTTGCTCTTCAGCATTTTCTAGATAATCAGCTTTCTCTGATAACTTTGCATTCAATAACTGAAATTCTGTTTGTAGTGCGATACCACTAGATATTTGATTTCCTGATGTTCCTCTCACTGAACCCATATGTGTAATTCTATCGATAGCGTCAACTTTATTTCTAATACAGTTCATGATGCCCTCTAAGTTTTGACCACTAGGTTGAATGATGTATGGTTTTAAATTTGGTTCCATGTCTTCTGGTATTTCAATAATGCTACCAGCACCAGCACTTGCCTCAACGTTTGGTGTTTTAACTAAACTTGGGTGATTGGCTAATCTAATTAATTGTTCTTTTTCTGAATAGTCATTGTAGATTGACTGTTGTAAATGTGCAACATCTGCTAAGTCAGAAATACCAATCGGTCTTTTATTCCCTCTTAAATTATAAACATTAACTGCTGGTATGCTTCCTATAGGGTTTGGTATTTCTTCAATCGTTGTGACTTCGCCCTCTGAATACTCTTTATCGTAATCTACAACTTTGTAAGTGCCAATCATTTCCTCTGTAAAAACTTTTATAATTGCTCTATCGCTGTTAATGTCTTCGACTAAAACCAACATATCTAAATAAAATTTACCACTAGCTGCTCTTCTGTAATTCCAGTTAACAATATTCTCAGGAGTGTAAATAGACATGTAAGGTCTAATATCCTGTTGTAATTCTTCTGCTCTAGTCTTTGCGTTAGTTTGTGGTTTATCGATAATGACCCAGCAGTTGCCATAGATACTTGCATTCATCTGAACTTCACGCATAACTGTATCGAAACTTCTTCCGTCTAAGTCTGAGTCAGCAATAAATGATTCAAGTTGTGGGTCTCCGTCTAAAGTTCCATAATCTCTAGTCGGTGGTACACGCCATAAAAAACTTGTGTAAATCTGAACAACATTTTTACAATGATTGTCTAATGGTGTATGTCTAACTCTTTGATCGTATTCCTCTGGACTTTCTAAAATATATCTGTGTAAGTAATATCCGTTCTTGTAATCTGTTCCACCTAGATAACTACGAATAAAAAATTCCCAATTAGAAACGTTCTTATGCCAAAGGTCATGTTTTGTTGTTAATATTTTCCTATCCATCAACTCCACCTACTTGGAGGGTTTGGTCTAAAATCCCTCTTCAAAGGAAAATTATATTCTACGCAATAACCTAGAGCGTCATTGAAATGGTCATAACCACTATCTTTGTCAGGTATATGCGTACCCTCTTTATAAATCTGTCTTTCAATACTCTTAATGGCATTTTTACAAGATTTCAATATAAATAAATTGTTTATACCTTTTACGTTTTTTAATTTTGCGTTTACTGAGTTAATTCTATCTCTAACTAACGGTGCAGAGTTTCTACAACGAACTTCGAAACCAGCATTTTTTAATATTGCTAAATCAGTTAGACCACCAGCAGAAGTTTTTCTTTGTCTTGCACTTGGATCAGGATAAATAATACATTTGTTTTTGTATCGTGTTTTTATTTCTTCAACCATTTCATTTGTATTTGATGACCATATCTGTATTTCATCTATAACATAAATTCTATCATTTTCAATTACAGAAACAACAGCACACATTGGATCTACATTAAAATCTAAACCAATATGCAAAGTTTGATATTGATGTGAATGTTTATCTATAATGTTTTTATTTCTATCAAAGTTGTAGTAAATCATTCCAGCATAATTAACAAACGATGCCATATACTCTTGCTGAAAAGTTCTCTCGTCTAAATCTTCCTGTGCTTGTTCTATTTCTTCTTTAGGTACTTGTAAACCCTCTAACGTAGTATATTTAAAACTTTCCCATTCATTGTCAGTCTGGCCTTTAACATACATATCATAACCCCAATTTCCAAATCCTCTAGGCGTACCACAAAATATAGCATGTCCCTGAGTGTCACTCAATGTAGGCCTTAATACTTCATGCCAAGCAGTAGGGTTTATGTCAGCAAACTCGTCCATAACTAAAAAATCTAAACCTATACCACGCAAACTATTTTCATTATCTGCGCCTCTTAGTGATATTCTGCTATTATTTCTTAAAGTGACTGTTAAATCAGAGTTATTTACTTCATTAATCCAATTATGCGCTCTAAGTCTTTGTATGAGTTCTTGCCAACAAATCGCTTTGGCCTGTCTGTAGGTCGGTGCAACATACCAAACACGCCTGTTAGGGAAACGTGCAAATCGTGCTAATTCATTAATAGCTAAGAATGTTTTCCCAAATCTACGCCCACTAATTAATACTCTAAATCTTGATCTACTGCCGATTACTTCAGCCTGTGGTTTAGTGTATGGCATTAAACAAGATCAGGACTCCATGGCAACGGCTCTTTTTCTTCTGATGTTTCTACTTTATCTTTCATACCTAAATAATTTTTAGAAAGCCAAATCAACATAGTCGTATTGCCTCTCATAGCTTTATCAAACATAGCACGTCTCAAGGACCTTTTGCCCTTGTCCCACCCCTTTTTTATAGGGGGGTCAAAATTACGTTTTAATGTGCTAACTGATACGCCACAAAAATTTGCAATCTCTTCTCTTGTACACTGCATAGTTGCTAATTTTTCTATATCTTCCAACGAATATGGGAGTTTTTTCTTAGGTCTTCCAACTTTCTTCTTATCAGACATTTATCCTCTTTCCCCTGAGTAAAGGTATTTTTTTTGTAATTATGACTTTTTTATCTTTTTTTACTTAGCTTTGCAAAAGATAATTGCATCTATAAAGCCACCCCATAATCCTTGCTGTCCTTGATGTTTTTGATTATAGAAGCTGTTCTGTATATCGACATAAAAATATTTTTCTAATTTTTCTGCACATTTAAAGAAGTTATCCATACGTCTATCTTTAGTAAAACTGTATTCAAACACTAGTTTTTTCACGTTAGAAAAGTCGTGATCGTTTTTTAATATATCTAATTCTGACCCCTCTATGTCTAATTTGATTGCATTGATATCGCCATGTGTTTGCAATACTTCATCTAAACTTTTACAATTTATTTCCTGTGTTGGTAATTTTTTTTTATAGTGTGTCATTAAAGAATGTCGCCAAGTGTTAGGTGCTATAGTGAAAGTACCTACACCACCATTTTGATTTACTGCATATTTATTAGCAGTTATTTCAGTAGGATATTCTGATTTCATTATTGTAATATTCTGTAATAAAAGATTATAATTTTCATCCTCAGGCTCATAACAGTAAACTTTCTTTGCACCATTTTGAGCAGCATATAAGCCAAAAATACCAATATGTGCGCCTCCGTCTAGCCAAACATCATCGTTTTCAATCTTAAAATCTAACTTTTTTTTTCTGTATGCTTGTTTCTGTATTATTTCTTTAATGATGTTTTCGTCTGTCGTGCCTTTTCTGTAGTTAAGTTGCATATTTTACTCTTTCTAATTCATCAGCTGCGCTACCACATTCAGTCATTTTTTCTCTAAAATAAGCTATGATTGATATTCTTTCAGCGTTGCCGATTGGTTTTATTGCAGTATTTCCGTGTAATTCGTGAACATTAAAAAAAGATACATCACAACTACGTACATCAACACCAACTCCGTACTTTGGTATAATAGTATAAGCACCAGAATATTCACCAGCTTGTAAAACTCCTAAATTTCCAAAACCCTCTTTCAGATCTCCAGCATCATAATGACAAGCTGTACGAAAGTTTTTATTAACAGTAATAGTAGTGAATGGCGATTCAGGTATTCTGAAATCTTCGTGTGTCTTTTCCCATGCTCTTTTTTGTGGTTCATATCTTTCAGGAATATACTTTTTGAAAAGATCAGCTATATATTTGATATACGGCAATGTTTTTTTGTAGTCGTCAAAGTGCCTACGTGTGAACTCTGTTGTTCTGCAATAAGGTATTCTTGGATATCTATCTGCATATCCTACTATGCCACTATTCACTTCTTTTGATTTACCACTATTTGATATCGTGCCGTCTTTTTTGACAGGATAAAATCTGTTTCCTGATATTTTGCCTACTGTCATTCCGTCAACTTTGTCGCCTATCTTTAGTTCTGGTGGTAGAGGACCAGCAGCTTGACTACGATTACTTGTGACTTGTAGTGCAGCTATCCTAAAAACTTTGTATGCGTCATAACAAATATTAGCTGGTATTTTATTTTTTAAGAATACTAATAGTGTTTCGCCTTTTTCATTTTTAACTATCGTATCTTCATTAATGACAGGATATTTCAGATATGATTCATCTAAGAAATTACCCTCTAAAGCGTCTATTTCTGCGTCAGTTAATATCGGTTCTACTTCTATTGTATTCATTTTCTACTGCTTTATAAACTGTATCTGTTAAATTGTTGATATCAAACTTTTCTTGCAACAATGATACCATTTCCTTGAATTTTGGTTCTGTATCTTCATTAAAAAATAATTGTACCATTCTAACTTGTGAGGGTATAAGGCTATCAACATTTGGTGTCTCTTCATTGAAAGATTGCTCAGGTGTCACAAACAAAGGATCATCATTAGAAAATATTTTTTCTATTTCACTTTGTTCAAATCCTAATACAGAAAGATCTATTTCATTTTTTTGTAAATCCATTAATTCAAGATTAAGTAATTCATTATCCCACTGTGATTCTTCTGCAACTCTGTTATCAGCTATCCTATATGCCTTGACTTGGTTTTCATCTAAATTTTCTGCTACTATTACCGGTACTTCTCTCATACCAAGTTTTTGAGCAGCTAGATATCTTGTATGACCAACAATAATTACTTTTTCTTTATCAACTACTATAGGCTGTTGAAATCCAAACTCTTTTATAGAAGCAGCAACTTTATCAATGTGTTGATTTTTTCTTGGATTTCGTGAGTAAGGAATTATTTCCTCTAGATTCATTCTAACCATATTCTGACCTCATTTCCAAATCGTTAATTGCTTGTTCCTTAGTAATTTTACCAAGTTTTATTCCTCTATCAATAACATCTTTATTCTTAATCGCCCAGTCTTTTACAAATCGTGTGACTTTTCTGTCTTTTATTGCATCGACAAACATTTTTAATCTTTCATCATCACGATTTACAATACCGAAATCATGTTTTTTTTCAGGCAATATATCTAAATATTTTTTTGCAGATAGCCAAAACGCTGGTTGTTTTGCGAATTGTTTATCTTGTACTGAACTATAATATTTATTGTAAAGATCTGCTAGTTCGTCAGGTTTTTCTTGCCACTCCTTTTCTATCTTCTGGAAATTTTTTTCGGCTGTCCCCTTGCTGACTTTATAATTTATCTTATCCCAAAATTTATTGAATTGAGGAGTATATTTATTTGTAGATGTTTTGGTAGGGGTAGGGGTAGGGGTAGGGGGGTTTGTGCTAGGTTTTTTTGGACGACCACCTAACTTACCATTTTCTTTTGATGCTTCTATTCTTTTTGTAATATATAAAAATTCTTGTAGCTGTCTTTCATTTTGCCAATGATCTTTTATCTCTACAAAAAATTCTTTAATTATTTTTTCACATGAAAACTTTTCACTATCAGTAATACAGTTTGCTATTCTAAAAATTGTATTAACATCATTTGGTAAACCAACACATCTTTTATTCCAATTCCAACAAAGCAATCGAATATAAATTCCTATTTCTTGATTAGTTAAGTGTTGCGTTCCTGCAACAAAGTCTTCCGTGAAAAGATACCACGCTTTAAGTTTTTCTTTAGGTTTAGAATTCTCATCTATAAACATTTAGCCTCCAACTTTAATTGTTTGTAGTATTCTACCGTATATTTATCAACTTGAAAATCAAATTCGTCTGGAGTGTACTCGAAAAAAATATACTCATCTTGAACTTTCGCTATTGCCTTATTTTGTGCTTTTATCCATAAACCGATAAACCAATCTGCAGTTTCAGCGTCTTCAGGAACTATTACTTTTAAGTTGCTTACTTCGACGTGGGACATATCGATTAATTATATTTGCAATTTCCTCTAGACATTGTTTGACATTACCTTTTACAACATAATGTGGAGTTTCCAAAGCACTTGATTGAACTTTAAATAATTTTTGAGCTGATGAGAGTTGGCCTTTTTCGTTTTTCAATTCGACATATAAAATTTTACCTTTAGGATATTCAATAACAAAATCTGGCACTCCTGATAGAAATCCCATTTTTTTTAATTTTATTTTATATTGTACTGATCTCTTGCCCTCATTAGCAACATGGTAGTGACGAAAAAAATAAATATCTTTTAACTCATGCAGTAAATAATTACACGCAATCTGAATATCAATCTCTCTTGTCATGGGGGTAAGCATAAACTAACTTACCCCCTTTTCGTAGTGTCATTGTTGGAGGCGACACCACGGAGACTGCTATTATGCTAAAAAAAGATGCCTAGCAAGATCATAGTATAAAATTTTTTTTAAAAACACAATGATTTATAGGGTTTTTTTATTACTTTTTTACTTTGCAAAACCTAGAAAATAAGGTAGGATACTTACAATGAATAATAATAATAATACGGAGGCTATTATGTACTATAACGAAAAGACTGGTAATGAATACCACGGCAAGAATTTAGAAATTCTTGAAGCAACAGGAAAGACAGGAGGATTCTGTACTTTCCGTCAAGCTGTAGATTTAGGATACAGTGTACCTAAAGGTACTAAAGCGATTGCAAAGATTATCGCACCTATCCCTACGACTGACACTTTACCTAATGGTAAAATTGTCGAGAAGATTTCTGGTCGTATGTTTTCTGTTTTTCATATTTCTCAATTAGTAAAAATTGAAAAGGTAAAAATATGATCAACAAACTTTTCAAATCATCTAAGAGAGTTGACCTTATCGAAAATGGTAAGGTCACTCATTACTTTAAAATAGTTTTCTTAGACGGCTCAAGTGCCGTCTTTGATAATAACGCTAAACAAGTTATGTCTAGCAAAATTAATAATAATAATGGAGGCAACTATGAGAGACAGCCAAAGAAGTAAAGTCTATGCATGGGAAAATAAACTTTTTCAAAATCATGGACTAAAAAAATTTATTGCACAAGAAAATTTTGATGAGTGTATGTCATTAGAAGAGTGTAATAAATTTGCTACTGATGTTTGGAACGCACATAAAAATAAATTTTTCAGAAACTTTAATGAAAAACAAACTAGAGTAGCAAAAGTTATTTGTTCTAACAATGCTGGTGGAAGACACGCAGCAGCATATATGGGAAACTATTTTGTAAAAAATTACAGAAAAGTTAAAGACGGAAGAAATAACTGTTATAAAAAAATGAGACTGCCACGTTGGGGTAGATCAAAACACATCATCATACATGAAGTGTCACATTTTCTTTGCCATGAAAATGAGCATCACGGAAGAGACTTTGTAGGTGTGTATATGATCTTACTAAATAAATATTTAGCGTTCTCATTACAAAGTATGTGTGACTTAGCGTATTCTATGAATATTGATTGGTCATTCAGTGGTTCACCTAATTTAAACAAAGCGTATAGAAAAGCTGTTCAGCCTGAGATTGATTTTGAGGCTCTTGGATTGGGAGGTGTGTAATGTCATTAGTTCCAAAAAAAAATATGACAGTACTAAATTCTTTCCACCAAAATAAGCGTACTCTAGGCTCTGTTGCTAAGATGAAAAGAGCAGCAAAGAAAAGACGCAACAAAAAAAGGAGTAAGAGATGAAACTTTTTACTAAAGCGATCAGAGATAAATTAGTATCTAATCATCAACAGCAAGACGGCACGAAATCTTTTCGTGCTGTCGTTAAACTCTTTAATCCTACTGGTGCTGGTACTTGGTATCTTTCGGAGTTAGACCCTGAAACAAATATTGCTTTTGGCGTATGCCAGATTCATGAAAAAGAGTTCGGATATGTAAGCATAGATGAACTTTCAGAATATAAAGGCACATTTGGTTTAGGTATTGAAAGAGATAAGTATTTTAAACCTACTAAGTTGGAGGATTTATATGAAAACTAAAAAACATGGTCATTATGTTGACTACATCCCTTACGTTGGCCGTACAGTCAAAGTAGAGATAATCCGTATCAAAAACACTAAATTTGTTGACGGACATTGTGGCACAAAATGGATTGGCCAAATTGACGATAAACAGTTAATTAAGAGGCATGATTTTGAAACCATTGAAGCCGATACGTACAATGAGTGCAAACAAGAACTCATGGATTGGTTGCTGCTTAAAGGCATTGACGAACTTGATAAAAATCTTCGTAAATGTTTTGGCTCGACTACTCCTCCGAAAAGAGGCGACCATGAAAAAAAATAAATATTTTCCTTATGGATATTTCAGTAAGCAGACTGTTGGGTACTGTCCTAGAACTCGGCAGCCTGTTTACGAATATAGACATACATTACCAAAAGAAAAAACAATGCTTACTAGGTTTAGTAAAGTTTTGATACTTTTTCTTTTTCTACTTATTGCTATGGCTCTTATGAGTTGTAGCAATAAACCTATCGTAGATAGTAGAGGAAAATCATCTGCAAATATCGAGGGCGATATGAACAGATATCATGACGACTATTATACGTGCCAAAACCTAGTAAAAGACAGTACGAATGTCATTTTAGATAAAGGTAAAGTAGTGTATAATGGTTTTCGTTGGAGGATATTATGGCTAAGTCCCAAGCTACAAACTAGACAAGATTATATTAATAATTGTTTAGAGGGACGTGGGTATAATGTTTTAAATAAACACTAATAATAAAGGAGTAAAAAATGGTAGCAGTAGTAGATAAATGTTTTGACAACAGCGAAGACGGAAAGCCAAACTATGCCTTAGACCTTATAGACGGAACACGTTTATATTGTCGTGGTACAGTTTTAAATCCTATGCCAAAAAGTGGTGACGCTATTAATTATACAGAGATTAATACAAAGACATCATCAAACGGCAATCAATATACAAATGTCAAAGACATTCAGATAGTTCCAGATCACACACAAGAAGCTGATCAGAGTATGGGACAGCCTGTTTCAAAGCCTATTATGGGTAGCAAAGATGCAACACAAAGACGTGACATATTCGTCACAGGAATTGTAGGCCGTGCTATGGGTAGTGGTCACTTTGCAGTAGAGGATATTTCAGAACTTACAAAAAATGCAGTAAGATCATTTAATGAAAATCTCGAAAAACTATAAACGTATATTTAGTAAATATTGGGGGTATGCAGACCAAGATACCCCCATGTGCTGGTCTTGTTATAGAGAATTTGCTGTAGATCTCCACCATATAGACGCTCGTAAAATGGGAGGGAGTCCAAAAAACTTACGCAACACTCCTGAAAATATTATTCCATTATGCCGACCATGTCACTTGAAAGCAGAGTACAGTAAGTCTTTCAATCGTGATCTCAAAGCCATTCTTAGAAACAAGATAGACGAAAAACTATATGAAGAGAGTGACAATGGTATATGAATTAGAATTCGATCCTAATAAACTTTCACATAAGCAAGAAGAGTTAGGCCTAAAATATTCTGACGAAGACACAGCACTAGAACTCATGAAGAAAGAAGAGAAGATGCTAGTATCGGAATTAACGCTTTCTTATTCTCAAAATGTGAAGTATAAGAATACTACTGAATTAAATGCACACATTTATTCAGATAAAAGATTTAAGGACTATGTCGAAAGATTCGAAAAAGTTCTTAAAGAAAGAAATCGGTCTAAGATTAGATACGAAACTTTCAAAACCTTTCGTGAGGACCTTAGAACAAAGGTTGTTAACGAAAGAGAGTTGGCCAAAAACTTATAGAAAGGAGTTATTATGAGCCAGAATAAACAAATACTATCTTACCTTGTGAAAGGTAAAAAACTAACCCCCCTTGATGCTTTAAATAAATTTGGTTGCTTTAGATTGAGCGCTCGAATTTTAGATTTAAGACAGCAAGGCCACAACATCATTACAGAAAATATTAGCAAAGGTGGTAAAACTTTTGCGCAATATTCATTGGAGGCGAAATAATGTATATCGATAGCTATATGATTGAGGTTCATGAAAAATCTTGGGACGAAAAAAAACAAGCATACTCTAAAGAAAAAAAAGTTGTTGCATCTATAACAGATCATACAGGAATAGGATGTAAAAGTTTCGGAAAGTTCTTAGATGATCTATCAGATAACAACGTGACTTTTAGAGGTAGAGTCACTGTTAGCATAATAATTGATAAGGAGGAATACTAATGAGTAAGACTGGTGCTTGGGTATTACAAATGCAAGAAGAAGCTGCAGAAATGACTAAAGATGAATTTATAAAAAAACATGGTGAGCATAATTTAGATTTGTGGGAAGAAGTCCATGAAGAGTTAGGCGATATCGATGAAATGCAATCTAGGTTAGATCAAGTTGTTTCAAGAATGAATAAAGCATTCACAAAAAAGATATCCCAATGTTAGAACATTTTGAAAAATTTAGTAAGGGCGATAAAAGTTTATTGCCCTTATCTTTTAGTCACTTATCTGAGTTTGCTTTCTACAGAGAGCGTTGGGCGTTGCGTAGGATATTCCATTATGAGTTTCCTACTAGTGCTGCTGCTGAACGTGGCAAAGCTGTAGAGTCAGGTATCAATCTTATACTGAATGGTCACGATTTAGATAAGGCCAAAAAATTAATGTATGATGAATATGATGCTAACTGCTCTAGGATCAATGATCCAAATGTTTTAACAGAAAGAGATAATCTTGTACCATTACTTGAACTTGGTGCTTATAAATTTCAGCAGTTTGCTTTCAAGTGGAACTTAATAGGCTATCAAGAAAAGATTGAAACTACGATTGAGGGAATACCGGTAATCGGATACACAGACTTTAAATTTGAAGATAAGAAAACACAAGAAGAGTTTTATCTTGATTTGAAAACAAGTAAATCTTTACCGAATGCCATAACTGTATCTCACGCTATGCAACAGTCTATTTATCATAGAGGAACGAATGCTAGACAGATGCTATGGTATCTGAAAAACCCTACAAAGACTAAAGGTGCTGAATGGAAATCTTTAGAACTAGATAACTATAATTTTCCAATGACCATATGCAAACATATCATTAATGTTATGGGTAATTACTTATCAACAGTTAATTCTCAAGATGATGTGAAAAACTCTCTAATACCTAATCCTGATAGCTGGATTTGGAAAGAAAAGACTGTGTATGATGCTAGAACTGAGGTTTGGGGGTATTAGATACCCCTGACCCTTAAAAGTGTCTGTACGGCTCTTAAATCAGTTTTTTTTGATAATTTTTTTGTTCTTTTTGACCTCTTTTTACGTTTCATAGGTCTTTTGTCTATTAATTCAGAAATTGTTGCTGTAGTTGTAAATCCTGTACTCATTTACCAACCGAACGCATTGCTCTAGTATGGGCCTGTGAAAAGGTTGCACCCTTTTTCATTGCATTAGCCATTGACCTCATGTGTTTCAAAGTATGATGTCTTGCGTGACGATTCATAGTTCTTTTCTGTCTCGGTGATAAATCTTTTACAATATTTTTTATTGATGCAACCTTAACCATTATTTCTTTTTCTTTTTCTTCTTTTTTGGTTTTTTGGGTTTCATAGGTTTTGACCTCATTGAACTCATTCTACTCGACCCATATCCTACTCCTCTTGGCATTTATTCCTCCTTTAGTGTAGTAAATAATTGTGCGCTAATAATACTAGAACAGCCACAATCACTATTTGCACCCACAGTTTCATTTCTGTGAATGTGTGCCACCATTTTGTAATTTTTTGTTTTACCATAAATTACTCCTTTCCCTTGTCGGAATTGATTTTTTTCAACTTCTCAAATGATCTTATTCCTGACATCCCTAATAATGCCATGACTAAGGGCATCAAAGTTCCCATTTCCAACTCAGGTATGTTTACCACTTCATACTGAAATAATCCACAAATAAACAAAATAAATTTACTTAATACGAATTCCCAAAAGATCGCTAAGGCACAACTCATACCGATTAATGGCCTCCAAGAACGCTGCAACATTCCTGATATACCACCAGCTGTTGACTTTGCGTCAGCTAAGTTAATATCCATTTGTTTGAGTTTTACTTCGTTTTCTAATTCTAGTAATTTAGCTTTTGCTTGTGCTTTTTCTTCCTCTGATACGTGTAGATCATCTACTATCTTACCTACACTATCAACTAAACCACCACTTAATAATTTACCTAATACCATTTACGTCTCCTCTATAATTTTTGCTAAAGGTTCATACCTTGATGTCAAAGTTCTATACAACTTGCTATCCCTAAGTTCAGCAGCCATACCTTGCCAATCTCCCTCTTGCATTTTTGCCCTCATGTTTTTGAACATGAAAAGTTTCGGTTCGCCAATATTGTACGCTGTTTCAATAATTATTTCTTTGATATGCTCTGGGACCTCACAAGAGCCTATGTATCTTTCTGCAGCGTGGAGATAAACTTCAAAGTCTTTTTCAAACTGTTTTTCTAAAACTTCCGTAGGGTAATCTACATGTGGTTTATATGGGTCTCCCTCAACAACCTTGTGACCATAACCTATTGTCATAAAATCTTCTGTAATAACTGTTCCGTCAATTCCTTTGTATTCTAAAAAATAACCACGATTAGAAAAACCCTCTGAGGACTTAATTTTCTTTTTTACTTCCTCGTACATTAACCTACCATTCTAAGCACCCAAGCTATAAACTGAGTAGCAACCATAAAACCTATTGCATACAAAATACGATTAAGTTTTTTTACCTCTTGTTGCAAATGATAAATATGATTTGTTTCTAACAATTCAATCTTGTTATAAATATTAACTATATGCTCTTTTGTTGTTTTTGGTGCTATCTTAGTCATAATTTAAACTCTAATCCAAAAACCATACCATAATTCCCATTAATTTCATAGGCTGGTGCAATAAAAAAATTATCTTTTTTATATCTAATCATAGGTAATATTTTACCCCCTGAATAACCTGATACAAGTCCATATTGAATATATTTATATTTTTTTCCTATAAACAAACTAATATTTTTTTCACTATTATAAAAAGCACCATAAATATTATTTATTTCAGTACATCTGATTTGAGGGTGAATTTCATTATAATTATTTTCTAATCCTATATGCATTGATATAGCAATTAAAAAACTTAGACAGTTCATTTCATTTTAGATAAAGGATTTTCTAAAGCGTCTCTTATTAACTTTTCTATTTTCTTTTCTAAATCTGTCATATCAGCTTCTATGCCTTTGATAGCTTCTTTGAGGTCCCTTTGGTTTTCTCTTGAATCTTCTTTAACTCTTGTTTCAACATCTTCTACGATTGTTTCAATTCTTCTAACGTCACCTTTAAGATCATTCTTCAATTCTTTTGCCACATCTGATACTAGCGTTATTTCATCAAGTATCATAGTCAATTCAGATTGCATCATTTCTACTTCTTGCTGAACTAAATCTATTCTTTTATCGAAACCTGAAAGATCTGGCGAAACAAAGGAATTAATCTTTTGCTCCATATCTAAAAATTTCTGATAGTACTGAAAGCCACCCCAAAGAATACCAACAAAAGAACTTAATACAGTAATAACAAGGAATAAGCGACCTCCACGAAATTTAACCCCACCAATATCTATTTCTGTGTTTGCCATTGACTATCCACCATTACATTCATTAATTGATCACTACCACCAAAAAGTAAGTATCCAGCTATATTATTATCAGATATGACGGCATCTGGCAAAGTTAGATTAGTAAAAAATTCAGCCCTGTCGTTAAGCTGTTGCTGACTATCAAAAAATGATTTAGTATTCCCTAGAACTTGCATAACAACTAAGGTTTTTAATTGACTATTCGCATCATATCTTTGTTTATCATCAATCTTTTTCAAAACTTTTTTAGCAGCTTTCTCTTTCGATGACTCTTTTTTCTCAGCGACCTTCGTCTCAGAATTTTTTTCATCGTCTTGGGTTTCTTCTTGGTTGGTTTCTTGTTTTGCCTCTGCTACTTCTGTTTCTTCTTCTTTGGGTTCCTCTGTTGGTTTTTCAGCAACTTCTTCTTTGGTTTCTTCGGTATCCGATTCAGTCTTTGGTGTTTCTGTCTCTTGTGGCTCTTCTGTGGTTTCTGGCTGTAGATCGACCTCCATATCCATTTCTAACTCCATTTCAATTTCTGCTTCCACATCTGCCACACTAACTTCAACTGTTTCAGGCTCTGGCAAATCCAAAGTGACTACTTGTATTTCTTCTATTTCTATTTCAGCTATTTCTATTTCAACACTTTCATAACTTATTTCTTCAACCTCAATAGGTTCAAAGTCTAAACCGACATCAGTTTCTATTGGTGCATTACTATCAAAAATATCTTCAACAACGTCTATGACTTCATCTGGTACATCTGGGTTTAATGCAACAAACATTTCTACAGTAGTTATAGTTTGTTCGATTATTGTATTGATAGTGTTATACAAAACATTGATAGTGACGTCATCGAACAAGGGACCTATGGCAAGATTTATATCTCTACCCCCTACTTCTACAACAAGAGTAGTCAAAGTTCCTGAGAAATCAAAACCTCCTGTATAAGTTTGGTATCCTGAGTTTGTACCACTTGCGCTAAGAATGTCAGTGCCACTAAAAACATTTGTTTGACCATTACGGCCTGTTATATGCATATAAATTGAATCTGAGGCGTCTTGCTTATCTACTTTGATTGAATAATTTGTACGGCCACCATACTCTGTATTTAATGCTGATACGTTTATTGTGTTAATAAATGTCGTACCCATTCCTGAAACACCCATATTCGATACAGAGTTGCCACTACCGGTAATCTGTGCGCACTTATCAGCACCTAGATTGTAGCAGCCTGAACCACTTGGCATTGTTGCAGGTCCTTGACCCCCCCAGTCAATAGACATATTGCCGTCTTTAGAATTTACCACATAACCATTATCGCTGTCTAAAATGTCGCCTGAATCTTCATTAGCAACTGTCGTTGTTATTGTGGTAGTTTCAGTAGTAGTAGTTGTTAATATGCCGTCTGATTGGAACTCGATAGTTTCTATGCTTGTTTCTTCAATAATTTGTTCGATAGTAGGCGTACATAATCCTAAAGTATCAACTGTGCATTCAACAGCTTTACTAGAAAATGATAGGGACGCCAATATACATAGCCATACCCACAATAACAAATTTTTCAAAATCATTAAAAGGCCTCACAGAAATTTCTTGTTTTTGTTTTTCAATTAATTCTTCTTCTTTAATCTTAGCGTAAACAACACTACCCTCAGGAATCATTTCAATATTATCTAGCCACCCTTGTTTAGCTTCTTGGCCAATAGCACCCATATACGGACAAGGTGTCCCAGCCATGTGCATACTATCCCAGACACGACTATCTGCACATAGAGTACTAATCGCTGCTACTTTCATTCCCATAGCGTACAAAGAGCGTGATAGCTTGATACGTTCACAGTTTTCATCGCTGATTGTTATGCCAGAACTTATTCCAAGTATTTGGGTCTGTACAGCACCAGCAACAGCAGTTTTACATACATCTGAGTTATTGACTACCACTGAGGGCGATGAAGCAGTTGGTGGTGTTGAGTTCGTTACTACCGTACTACTGACTGTATTTGTTTCGGAATATGCTTTTGGTAAAAATAATAAAAATGAAATTAAAATTGTAGATATAAAATAAATAAACCAATCATTTTTCATTCACTC